TCAATGTAATACTCCCCCAATCAACTCCAGTTCCCTGCCGATCTGCTCAAATATATGTAGTGTAAGATCAAGTTGCTCAGGGGTATGGGTTGCCATTAACGATGTACGAATAAGTTCACATCCTTCCTGAACAGCAGGAGAAATCACCGGGTTGGTATAAATACCTGCTTTCATTAATTTATTCCAAAACAGAAATGTTTTTAATTCACCCTTTACATGGATCGGAATAATAGGCGTTTCACTGTGTCCTGTGTCAAATCCCAGTTTCCGTAGCCCAGTCAGCATGTTCTGTGTATGTTCTTTTAACGTGCTTCTGCGCTCTGGCTCAATCCGAATAATTTCCAACGCTTTCAAACTTGCGGCCGCGCTCGCAGGGGTCATACTGGTGCTAAAGATCATGCTTCGGCCCCAGTGTTGGATATAATCAATAATATCCGTATCTCCAGCAACAAAACCTCCCAAGCTTCCAAAGGATTTACTAAACGTTCCGGTGATCAGATCAATTTCCGACTCAACTCCAAGGTGTTCTCCGGTTCCCCTTCCATTTGGACCCAATACGCCAATTCCATGAGCATCATCTACCAGCAAGCGGGCGTTATACTGCTGCTTAAGGGCTGCAATGGCTTTCAGATCGGCAATATCCCCCTCCATACTGAATACACCATCAACTATGATCAGTTTTCCAGCACCCTTGGGAGCAGCATTCAGCTTAGCCTCAAGATCATTCATATCATTATGCCTAAAACGCAGCAACTTACAGGAGGCGAGCTGCACCCCGTCAACAATAGAAGCATGTACCTGGCGATCTACAATAGCTACATCATTGCGTCCCAGAATGGCTGAGATTACTCCCAAGTTCGTCTGATATCCAGTAGAAAAGATAATAGCTCTCTCTCTATTCAAAAATTCAGCTAACTGGGTTTCTAGTTCAAGATGGAGAGGAAGAGTCCCGCTAAGAAATCTGGAGCCGCAAGTCGATGTACCGTATCTCTGCATCGCCTCAACAGCTGCCTGAGTTAGTCTAGCATCACCGGACAAACCTAGATAGTCATTAGCTCCGAGCATGATCATATTTTGATTTTGAACAATGACTTCTGTCCCTCTTTTTTCCTGAATAGGCATAAAGTAAGGGTAGGTATCATTAGCACGTAGTTTTTTGATTTCGTCCCAACTCATACATTTGTTAAAAATATCCACAACTAATCACCCCGGCATCTTTATAATTTACTTTCCCGTTGTATATCTTGCTTTGTTTCTTGTGAATCTTTAGTCAGATTCAAAGTAATTACACCTATAATGATCAAAGTAATTGCAACAATTTTTACAAAGGGAGGCGTTCGTTAAAATAAAGGAGACCGATACAGGCAATCAGAACAATGCCCATTCCAGACCAGACCAGACCGCGTAGGCAACGGATACATCGGTCAAGGTTAGAAATGATAAGCTCCCTAGATAGAACACCACCAACAATATGCTAGGAACAAGCTTGGTGAATCCTTGTGACAGCACGCCTGTTGATTAACCAAAATAAGCAATTTAATTAATAGAATTAGAGGCACGCTGGAGAAGAACACGCTGGATCTGGATCACCCATTCCACCGGTAGTTTTTCCAGAAGAAAAGATGAGAAAATCGGGCAAAGGAAAGAATGGCATGTTTGGGCCACGTCGTTTGAGCGGCATCAAATAGCCATTTAAGCAGGACATAAACGATGAGCGCGCAAAAGAGTTGCCCATAGACCGCATTTTCGGTTGTTCCAAACAGCGTTGGAATATTCAAATGTTGCTTGATTCAACGGAAAAAGACCTCAATCTGCCATCGAGCTTTATACATCTGTGCGATTTGTTCTGTCGTGACCTGCATTAAAACAGTAACGACTCGGATTTCTCGACCTTCAAAATCCGAAACATCACCACACGATGACGTTGCTTGGAACAACACTGAGGTGTCCCCAACTGGCAAGTGATATCCCGAATGACAAAAGAATTTACTTTCTGGAGACGGGAAAGGGCATGAGGTTTTTCCAAATGGACGTTGTCGCGAAGCCGAATAACAAAGGATTGTCCCTGGATTTTGAAGTCGTCCAGACGATCCAGTTTCCCATAAGCACGGTCCATCACCAAAATGTAGTCCGGTTGAGCCAACGTTTCACTCACGGGGCCATCATGCTTGGAACCCAACGTTTCGACCACCTGAAGAGGTTGCCCATTTGAGACTCGCAAAGCGACATGAAGTTTAATGCCTGCACGCTCCCCGTGATAAGGGGCCCAGGAAGTCGTGTTTTTCCCACGGTTATGGTGGTCGAGTCGATGAGGAGTAATTCTTTGGGAAACGTAAGTTTTCGGCGTGTTTCTCGGCTACACTTGTGAATGACTCGATGAAAAAGCTCCTTAAATATAGCAAAGGGGACTTCGGCCGCTTTGGTGGAAAAACACGAATAATGAACCACAGGTAAGCCACTGTGAGCGGCATGATCCACACCGGAACGATAACTGTCCCATTGTTCTAAGGCAGCTGCACACCAGTATTGAAGTAAGTGGGTTACCGTGAATTTACGGGCTTTGTCTTCATAGTCTGTTTCCTTGGCAACGCTTTGCACTTCTTCCGGTGTCAAAATAGATTGAAGATCGTGATAGACTTTTCATGGAGTCGTCACCTTTCGGTTAAGTTTGTAGGGGTACAAACATTTTACCGAGTTGACGGCTTTTTTTCTACCATTTAGTGGTTAATCAACAGGCGTGTTGTGACAGCTTCATACTGGTTGTACCAGCTGCTTCAAACAGAATAGCTAGACACAAATATACCCATTCGATCCCAATCACCCCACTATTCATGACGCCATTCGATTAGACTTTAGGTAAATTATACAATAAAATTAACATTGACACAACAATTATGTTTTATTTTTATAATAAATTGAAAATATTGTGATATTTATCATCTAAGCTTCTATCAATAGAATAGACACGAAAAATTGAGAGAATTAGGATGATTTTCAGTACGGGAGAGCCTGAAGGCATATCGTGGAAGGGTCTTAGTTTCACCGCGGATACAACTGTATCGGTAAATGGTGAAGGGTCCAGTCATGTGATTAGCGCAATAACAGGGGCATGGAGGCAATATTTTAGCGCGGATGGGCGTCTGTTTCAGATCACGGACAACCATAACAATCGGATTCAGTTTATGTATAGCAGAGATGCATCTGGTGTACCGTTATTGACGACTGTTCGGGATGCTATTGGGAACGCCATTCAGATTCATTATTCTTCAACCGATATTACCCTAAGTAAGGGAAATGAACGTGTAGTAATATCACAAGCATTAAGAGCAAAATGTAGACTTGCTGGATAGTGTGACAGATGCCAAGGGACGTAGAACCTCCTATTCGTATTTGTTAGCCCATGCTGGCTTAACTTGCTACTCGGGTGAGCTACGGGATGATACAACGGAACTGCAATACCTGCGAGCCAGATGGTATGATCCCGCAAACGGCAGGTTTATTAATGAGGATACGTATGAAGGGGATATTAAGAATCCGCTGAGTTTAAATTTGTACATTTACGTGAGTAATAATCCGTTGATTTATGTGGATCCAACAAGATGTACACAAGAAATCGGAGGCTCTGAATTTGATACTAGAACAATAGGCTCCAATGGTGTTCTATATAACAAGAACGATGGTAGCGTAGCATGGGATTATTATCTTGGATGGCGGAAGAAAGATAGATAGGATTCGATAAACTTGCAAACTCAGGAAAAGGAATCTCTAAAGACCACATGATGGTTATGCGACTCACTTAAGGTCTTGGGCAAAAATTAATGGTTGGGAGCAAAAATATACTGATAGTGGGGTTGAAATGTGGGGTGTAAAAAATGCTGATGGCACATTTAGTTGGAGATTGAAATTAAAGCCTGAGGTAAGTACACGAAATGGTTTAGGAGCAGGAAGTAATCAACCCCATTTTTCAAACCTTTAGATAGGCAAGTGCATAGAATGAAAATAAACAATGAAATCCTGAGAGGAGAATGAAGATTGTACCGTAATTCAAGCTATCCATATCAATGGCATAATCCTATGTATGACTATTGGAATAACATTAATTGGAGTAATAAGTGGTATTGTCATTATTATAATGGGATCAACACGAACGGGTATCCTTATAAATTAACAGATTATGGGCAAAGACCATTTGTAGTGAATATTGACCAAGCTACTAAGCAAAATAATACTTACCGCACCGCTTTGTGGACAGGAAAACACCTTCAAGTGACCCTAATGAGTATTAATGTTGGAGATGACATTGGTTTAGAAGTTCATCCTACAACGGATCAATTCATACGTATTGAAGAAGGTCAGGGACTTGTTCAGATGGGTGAAAGTAAAGATAATTTGAATTTTCAAGAAATGGCCTGTGGTGGTTACGCAATTATGGTACCTGCTGGAACATGGCACAATGTTACCAATACGGGGAATACCCCACTTAAAATATACGCCATCTATGCGCCGCCTGAGCATCCATATGGTACGGTTCATGTAACAAAAGCGGATGCCATGTCCGCTGAGTAAAGCCACCATTATTAATGGATCAAGTAAAAGAGAGATGAAATTAATTACTAACGGGGAACGTTAGTTCAGCAAGGAACTACCTTATTAAAGGTGGTTCTTTTATTTATTTAAGCAACAATTACACAGCCCATTTTGAAAGGAAGCAAAGGTATGAAAATAAATGTAGAGCTTATTCTTGAATGTCTAAACGAACTCCAATCGGCTGCAATAGCTAAACAGAAATATTCAGATTACTACAATGGTCAGCATGCTATTCTCAAGAACTATGCAATGCAAGAAAGTCGAAGCAATCAAAAGCTTGTTTTCAATTTTCCACGTAAGTTTGTAGATAATGAAGTGGGTTATCTGCTCGGTAAGCCAGTAAACTATGTGTCCAAGTCAGATCAGGATGAAGCCATACATAACATAGACGTACATATGAGTCATTGGGATAAGGAGCATAATCTACAGCTTCGGAAACAATCCGAAATATTCGGTGAGAGCTACGAATTGAACTATATCGACTCGGATGGACAGTTTTCAGCCACCGTATTATCTCCTTTGAATGCGTATGTGCTGGAAAACGGAACAGCAGAACGAAATGTATTACTTGGCTTACATAAATACATAAATTTACCCGTCGATTCGATAAGCAAGTGTACCTTGACGTGTATTCCGACCATGAAATTCTACACTATACAATCGGCAACAATGATAAACACAATCAGAGTAAGCAAAACCAAGCACCTGAATTAAAATATATCGGCAAACATAATCACATCTTTGGAAGAGTCCCGCTTATCTCCTGTCCAGCCAATACAGAGAGGAAAAGCGGCTTTCATGATGTGATTTCTTTATTTGATGCTTATAACACGCTGAATTCCGATTTGGTCAATGAAATTGCAGATCATCGCAACGCCTATCTGGTGATTGAGAATGCCAAGTTGGAAGCCGACGATTTATTGAATATGAAGAAGATGGGCATTATTCAGGTTCCGGCTGGAGGAAAGGTGAGCTGGCTTACGAAGGAGATTAACGATTCTTTTGTGAAAAACGAGTTGGATAACATTGAACGCAAAATCTTCGATATGATGGATCAGGTCAACTTCAATGAAAACTGGGCCAGCAATACCTCCTCCTTAGCGCTCAGAAACAAGCTGCTGAATCTGGAGAATCGAGTGGCAATGCGTGAAGCGTTAATGGAAAAAGCGATCAAGCAGCGTCTACGAAATTTCTTCACCTACCTGCACATTAAAGAAGGCGTTCAATATGATTACCGTGATATTGCCGTAAAATTCACTCGTAACTTGCCGACAGATTTGGTTGGGATGGCTGATGTAATCGTCAAATTGCAACAAGTCGTATCTCAGGAAACGTTGCTCACGTTGCTTCCGTTTGTTGAGAATCCAAAGTTGGAATTCAATAAATTTCATTCGGAGCAGCAACGATTATCAGATGTGAGTAAGGAGAAATCGAATGCAGAATAAAAATGGTATCAAGCGGCTCGTTAAGAATAGCTGTGCTGGTTATCTTGGAGCAAAGCAAGGTATCCCAAACTATTGCTGTTTACAGGATGCCCCATGTGTATTTTTCGCTCAAGATGATGATCTTCCCCGTTGTACCTATTTCTCGTTTTTACGTTTTCTAAAGCGTTACATCATTGTACTGAGCATGATATTCAATATTATACAGTTTCAGCATACATATACGTTTCTGAAGTTTAGGCAAACAATAGGCTTGATGTAACGCTTTAGGCTGTCAAAAATCCAAATAAAATAAGGATGAAAAATACCCAAAAGTGGGGAGCGGGTATGTAGGTCCTTTTGTTAGAAAAAAATGGTTAGACTAAGGAGGTGGAACGCCATTAAGCTAACGAAGTCTTTGGCAGTGTCCGAGAAGGAATACAACTTCGAATATGAAGAAATATGGAGGAAAAATTCTTATGAGCCAATCTTGATATTTGAAAAAAGAAAAATATAGGAATTATGATACGACAAAAAAGTATTGACACAAAAGTAATTAGCGACCATACTATATATATGAACAAGGATAATAAAGTAACAAAGGATATTGACGCTATTCCCTCGCTTGTACAATCCAAGCGTCAGATTGATCGCTATAACCTGGACCTAGACGCACAGGCTATACTCGTCGCGTCTAGGCTAATGGAAGCCGGAGCCAAGCTTGGACATGCCGCAGAGATTCATTTCTCCAGATTCGGTTTATCAACAGGACGATATCGTTTATTAGCAGACCTTGAAGATAACGAAGGAGAAGAGTTGCCCTCGCAATTAGCGGAGCATCTAGGTGTGACACGTGCTACAGTGACTGGTCTTATCGATACTCTTGAGCGAGATGGCCTAGTATCCCGGCGATCAAGTTCAGAGGATGGACGTCAGAAAGCGGTTATATTGACAGAGCAAGGTGCGAAGAAGCTTCTTGAAATGGCTCCTGAGCATTTCGCTCGGCTGGAAGCCATGGTGGGCTTACTGAATATTGAGGAGCGCAGCGTATTCCTCGACCTGTTAGGTCGAGTTACACAAGGTATATCGGTACTTACGGACGAACCAAAACGAACTAAAAAACACATCAATAATGAGTAGAACGGGCTAGTGAAGCTAGCCCATTTTCACTCTCATATAATTAGCTTCCTAATTATATGAGAGTGAGCAATTAAAAGAATTAAAGGAGCAATTAAATGAACAAGACGACAGAGTACCCCAATCAGACAGATGGTGTTTACGAAATCAAGTCTGCTGATTCTGGCACAAAGACTTTTGTACTGTGGCGTGAAGTTGTAATGGCCTATGCGTCTCCTGCCATTATGGCAGGTATCGGGGGATTGGTCACTGCCGACAAGGGGCTTCAAATAGGGGCCTTGACCACCATTGGTGGAGCCTCGGCTTTCTTGGCTTTGATGCTCGGCCTTTGGCTGCGCGGCAGAGGAGTACATAACCGACGGTGGATCATCGGCGCACCTCACTTGGTTGTGGTTGGGATGTTCGCGTTGATGGGAGCAACATTTGGGCTATTCGCCGCATGGGCGACATCTGGTTTACTAGAAATTATGATTCCGAGCAATCACTTGGCCTGGGTCAGTCGTGTCTGGATCGACTTCCCGTTGTCTGGATTCATAGCAAGCACGATAGTGACATGGCGGTGGCGTCTTGCCGTCACAACAAATTTTTCATCCAAAAGGAGAAGATAAAATGATAGTTATTATTGGAGCAACAGGTACGATAGGCAGTATGCTTTTAGAACGTTTGATTGATCTTGGCGTACCCGCCAGAGCGCTGAGCAGAGAGCCTGAGAAGTTGCGTGATCAGATTGGAGAAAAAGGCCGGTCGACTATCGAGGTAGCTTCGGCTGATGCTTCCGATCCTGAATCGCTACGGCGCGCGTTTACAGGAGCTAGCCAACTCTTCCTATCCATGTCCAACAGTCCAATACAAGTCGAATTGGAAACTTCGATCATTCAGATTGCCGTCGAAACCGGAATCAGACACATCGTAAAAATATCCAGTCCTGCCTATGAGAAAAGATCTCCAGTGGCAGTGGCGGGATGGCATCAAGAAATCGAGAAAACGCTGAGCGAATCGGGTCTCACCCACACCGTGCTGCGCCCTTATGCGTTCATGCAAAACTTATTGCGCCTTGCATCAACGATCACAACCCAAAATGTTTTCTTCGGCGCCATGGGCGATTCACCCTGTAACTTCATTGACTGTCGTGATATCGCAGATGTCGCCGCAGAAGTTCTGACCAACCGCGAGGTGTCAGGCCAAATATATACGCTTACCGGTTCGGAGATCTTTAGCTATCCACAGATTGCGAGTCAACTATCAGTTCTGCTTAATCGGCCGATAAGCTACATCAACATGGAGCCTCAAGTACTACTCCGTAATCTAATCGAGCATGGGCATATGCCTCCTTGGCTCGCGAACCACGTTGTGGAAATTCAAACCATGTCTACACTGGTACCTGAAAGTCCTAATGACACTGTGAAGCGCTTGCTCGGCAGAGAGCCACGCACGTTAAACGCCTTTCTGCATGAGTGTGTAGATCATTTCCGGTAGAGGCGAGTCTACCTATTTTGAAATAAGTGTCGTTGGCAGCATCTTGCTCTGATATTATTTAAGTCATTGTACCGGAGAACGATAGTTCGAAAAAAACAACGGCAATGATACAACCGCCTCTAGTTCCAACTTCTTCAACGGCGTATGATTTACTAATTGATTTAGGCGTACTATTGGATGAGAACAATGTACCGGAAAGCGAGCGTTTTGTGGTAGTTCCTGCATGGTACTATGGCTTGCTTTTAAAGGATGCTCGTTTCACCAAAGACCCGAATGTTATCCGCACAGGCTATGTCGGAGATATTGATAGCATGACCGTTTATAAATCCAACAATGCGCCAAATACAGGAGGAGCCAAGTATAAAATCATCGCTGGTCATAAGAGTGCCATTTCTTTTGCGGGTCAAGTGGATTCGGTGGAAGCGTTCAGACCAGAGAAGCAATTTTCAGATGCAGTGAAAGGGTTGCAGGTATTCGGTGCTAAATGTATCAAGCCTGAAGCTCTCGCTGTACTCACGGTCAATAAGTCTTAATTGAAAGTGATGATATGAGAGCACATTATAATAGAAGAAACACGTTCAGGGTATCTGTTTTGGATACCCTATTTTTCATTTTTGGAGGATGATAAGATGTGGTTTTTGAATCAAGAAACAGGCTGCACATGGGAAGTCACGGATCAGGAGTTGGTGTTGCGTTTACAGAATAGTGGGCAATATGAGCAAGTGGAGGAACCACAACAAAATAAGACTGAGCAAGAAGTAGCCCAAACGAAAGCTCAAGTTGTCAAGAATATGAAGCGTACCGAGAAGGCACAGGTAAAGGAAGAACAGGAGCCAGCACATGAGTGAGCTAATGGATTTGATGAAACGATTATTGGGTATGGAGCCAACAGATATATCTAAAGACGATATCCTGATCCACTACTTAAATATTAACAGCCACTTTAGTAAGCGATCCTAACATTGCCATAGAAAAGACCATTAGCCTTAAGAATTTATTTTAATCTTTATATCTATCGGCTTGCCCTAGAGGTGAGCCATTTTTATTTCAAAGGAGCCCATACATATGCAACGAAAATCTATTGATTATCACTGAGTCTAAGCCTATTAAAGCAATTGAGATCACAAAATGTCATTACAGAAGAAGAGTTTATAGAAATCGATCAGCTTAATAAAAAATCTTTCAAGTAGCTATAACATGGGCAGAAATGGACTTGATGATGTGCCGCACGCATTATACCATGTGAACGTATAAAGAAGATATCGAAGGGAGAAACATCTATGGCACAAGCCGCAACCGCAAAAAAAGTCGTGATCGTTCCCGTGAAAACGATGGACATCGTAGAGGGAATTCAACCGATTCAAAAGAAGAAAGTCGCTGCCTATTGTCGGGTCAGTACCGATTCTGAGGAGCAAAAGGAGAGCTATACCAATCAGGTCAATCATTATACCCAATACATTCAAAACAACTTGGAATGGGAAATGGCTGATATATACGCCGATGAAGGGATCACCGGAACCAGCACCCAAAATAGAACATATTTTAATCGGATGATACAGGATGCCCGAAATGGTAAACTGGATCTCATACTGGTCAAGTCGATTTCGAGGTTTGCTAGGAATACACTGGATTTATTGAAATATGTACGGGAACTCAAAAGTCTCGGAGCTGCTGTGTTCTTTGAACGAGAGAACATTAATACACTCGATACAACAGGTGAAGTATTGCTGACCATCCTGAGTTCTCTTGCCCAAGACGAGAGCCGAAATATTTCTGAAAATAGTCGATGGGGAATATTACGTGGCTTTCAAAACGGCAAAGTTTTCTGCAACACGAATCGCTTCCTTGGCTACGATAAGGATGAGCATGGTGAATTGGTGATTAACGAGTCGGAAGCAGAGATTGTACGCAGGATATACGAGGAGTATTTAGACGGGAAAAGCTATCAGGCGATAGCCAGAGGTTTGGTGCGAGATCACATTAAAACAGTCACGGGTGGCGATACCTGGTGGGATTCCTCCATTACCTTAATTCTGACCAATGAGAAATATTAAGGAGCCTTGCTTCAGCAAAAGACGGTAACGGTAGATTTTCTAACCCACAAACGAATAAGGAATAAAGGACAGGAGCAGCAATATTTAATTGAAAACAACCACGAACCGATTGTATCCAAGGAACTATTTGAAGCGGTGCAAAGGGAAAAGGAACGGAGAGCCAAGCTGAAAGGGAGCGTGATGGGGGAGAGTAAAAGATACTCCAGTAAATATGCACTCAGTAGCAAAGTATATTGTGGATGCTGTGGGGCCATTTTTAAACGCCGAACCTGGAACAGCAATAATCCATCCAAAAAAGTAGTATGGCAATGCAAAACGTATGTCAATGAAGGTAAAGCAGCCTGTGATGCCAAATCGGTTGATGAACCAGTTTTACATTCCGCGTTTGTACGATTGTTCAATCGGATGTATGAGAATAAGAAAGGATTCATGAAGACATTGAAAGCCAATATTGAATCGGCACTTTCCAGCAGAGTAGAGCAAACATCGTTATTGGACATCGAAGGACAGATGCAACAATTGAAATCCGACTTGAAGGAATTAGTGAATCTCAAGCTACGGAATCAGATTGATGAGATTGTATATGATGAAGAAACGAACAGACTTTCCAATGAACTCAACGAGCTACGACAACAGAAGTTGACACTGGAGCAGGAGCATGAGCAGAAAGCGAAAATCAAGGAGCGTGTAGATGAAATCATCCAAGTACTAAGCACACAGCAGGATACACTGGAACAATTTGATGATAACCTATTTAATGCGTTGGTGGAGAAGATCACGATTCTCTCACCAGCGCATTTTGTTTTTACCTTGAAAAGTGGAATGAGCATAGATGAAATCATTGAAGACTGATGAGATCATTGTTAAATGAATTAATATACTAACGAAACCTTAAGCTAATAGATAGGCTAACGAGTAGCTGTGGGTTGTATGACGGGAAGAATCAATTGAATCCCGTCTTTTACTCCTCCATATAGATAGATTGTTTGTCCTGACTTAGTTGATAGCCTATTGCTTCTTCCCATTCCGATAGCAGACGTTGAATATCTTCGTTTTGGTTGGTTTTGAATTGATCCATTTGAGTGAATAGATTTTTGTCCTCAGATAAACATGAAGCCTGTCGTTCACTGGCTAGTTCAAATTGATAAAAACGTTGGCGTAATGCTTCTTGAAACCAATCTGGCCAATTTGACATTGTGTATTTTCCCTCCCGTGGTTTGAGTGTGTGTATGTTAACTCTGATGGGGAGGGATGGCAAGTCATTGTTTTGTGTGGAGGGATGTTGAATTATCTTTAAAAATATATTTTGCATTTGGATTTGTATGTAGATTTAATTATTGAAAAAATACCCTATTTAAGTAATAAGGATAACAAAAAACAGGTCAATCATGGTGGTATCTGACCATAATCGACCTGTTTAATGTAGCGGAATAGCGTTATTTAGGTTGTAAAATTAAAGCATTGATGTGCGTACAAACAAAGTGATAAAATCTTTATACGGGTATTACATGGGTTATACGTGTTATCAGTTGAATGATGGGTCATTCAGCACTGGGTAGCCCCCACATGATTTATGTTCGTTGCAACCACCTATACAACACTAAAATTAATCAACTTTTCAAACCTAAGATGTATTCTACTCTTGATTTAGTAGAATCGCTTGTTTCCCTGATTTTGTATTCATCTTTATTATTAATTAATTTTTTACAGATTTGAATGTCTTGCAACAGCTTTTCAATGTCATTTTTATCTATGTGCTCTTCAAATTTAGTGTTTTCCAGATAACCATCCAGTTTAGAATATATAAAATCAGCAAGTTCTTTATATTTCAAACTCTCTATTGCAATAGAAACAAAATATAATGTTTTAGTAAACAAACTATCGTTTACTATTCTCCAATCTTCTTCCAAAGTTTTTGCTGAAACCTGCGCCACATTTAAACCTTCTTCTTCAATATATTCCTCAAAGTCTAACACTATAGATGATTTTATTGATTCATAACTTGTCATGTCCATATCATCAGTCCTTATCTCATATTTTTAGAATATACATTTAACTGAATATTAGGGAACTTACGTCTAAATTCCATAATTAAATTTGAACAACTTTGACATGCATCTAGTTCTGTAAACAAATCTATTCGCCCTTTAACATTAGGGTCTTTTATTTGAGAAGCAATATCTTCAAGAATTTTTGCCTCCGTGTCATTAAATCTTGGAAATTCATCATCAACATAGGTTTCCAATGACTTATCAACTTTAGAATAACTGAAATCTCCAACATTACTACCAACGCTATCAGAGGAATGAATCTGGCTGTGTGCTTGAAATTCTTTATTAATACCAGGAATGCTTACATCTGCCACTGCGACATTTCCACTACTTAACTTTCTTAGTTTTCTATCAAGTTTATCTCTCTGTGTTTTTGAGAGATTTTTGTATTCGTCGGAATTTCTTATTTTTTCTATTTTTCTGTTAATATCGCCTCTAACATTTTGAGTTTTCTCATATAAGCTATCTATTGTCCGATTAGGTAATCTATTTTCACCCGTCCCCTCAATCTCTATCTCCTTATTGGGCTTTGGGTTTGAGAGTTGGGGTGATTCTGTTCTTTCATTTATGATTTTAGGGCCTGAATGAACAGGCTCCCTCAACGATCCCTATTGTACCAATGATATTTGACCAATGCTCTGGTGACCAAGCATCTTTAGGAAACATGGCTTCTCGAATGGTGCCGTGTATTCCGAGGGTTAGCCAATTGGCTACGTCATTTGGTGAATCAAATGCCTTATTTGCTCTTTCCACATAACTCAGATACATCCCTTTAGGGATACCGAACGACCAATAATCTAAAAATGTGCCAACCGAGTCGTATCGATTTTGATACCTTTCGTCATTAGCATACTTACTTCCTTTCGCTAATTCAATTAGGCTGTCTGCCGACTTCTTAGATATATTGCTTGCTATGTCTGCCTGTTCCATGGCTATTTGGCCTTTTACCATCTCACCATTACCCGTATAATCTAGATAACGATCCCACCAAGATTTAGGCTCCTCAACTTGTAGTTTCGGTTGTTGTGCCATGTAGCTGTCATAATTTGATCTCCAGCGTTGTCTCAATTCCATAGGAATCTGCTGATAGGCATGAGCCATAGCATTAGACTCTTTCAACAAGTTCTGAACCAGCTCCAGTGGGCCACCGGAATCCGCCACATGACGTGCACTTGTATACACTTTCCCCAGAATCCACTTGCTATAGTAAGCTTGTTTGGCTTGTTCATGTTCGTATTGACTGATTAGTCCTTGGAGTGCTAAACCAGCCAAGTGTTTCAACGGATGAACTCCGCTCCCCTTGCCACTGCCTCCAATCGTAGGAGTTCCTTTGCTCCGAACAGGGATGGCTGCGGTTGCTTGTAAAATAGTCGCGGCCACTTTACCCGCTGGCCCACCCACCGTATTCAACATCACACTGGCTACGTTCCCCACTGCTGGAATGGAGCCTAACAGTTTGGATATCGTCCCCATCAAAGCATTGGCCTGTTGAAGCGCTGCTGGAGTCGTAACTTTTGCTTTAGGAGTAGGGGCTTGGCTGCTCTTGGCTACTGATTGAGCTGCTTCATATGCTTTTATACTCATCAATGGTGGCTCAGGCACAGGAGGGAGATCCATCACAAAAACGGGAGCTTTCACTGTCCCTTCCTGATAAATCACTGGAGCTTTGGTATCCGTCTCACCATCGAGCACCATGCTACTTTCTCCACCTTTGAGATACAGCGCTGTTCCAGCTTCGAGCGACAGTTCCTCACCTGCATCGAGCTTCACATGACCACCCTGAATCTGTACATCCCCCGGACTGTGGATGGTGATGCCCGTATCCTCGTGCAGTGTAATGGAAAATCCATCCGAGGTGGACAGGGTCAATTCATGCTCAGACATGTCTACGCCGCTACCTTACACATGTTGCCATGCCTTCACATTCGGCTGTCCATTTGTGTGGCGTTGTTGTCGAAGTGAATCCGTCACATAGGCATCCTGTTCGCGGTGTGTAGGCAGATACAGTTCTACTTGTTCCCCAATCTCAGGCATATCGTACCAGCCACTGTGTTCTTCGGCTACATATCTTGTCGCCACGGGAAACCAGCAGGCTTTGGCAGGATCTTGCTTCGGATCGATGTCCAGTTGAAGCTATACGAAATCCCGCTGTACCTTGAGCACCGTTCCTGTCAGCGAAATCCCGGTGGCCTGATCGTTTTCATAACGGGCATAGCGGATATTCTGTTCCGCTTGGAGATCATAACGGGTACACAGTAAGCCATCCTCTAACCGTGTCACTGCCCGAACGACGGCCAACTCTTTGCCTTGTCCAATGGGTAACGTGATGAGGTCGCCTAGAGCGTAGTATTGCAGACTTTCAATTGTATAGGTGACATAAGAGCCGGCACGTTGTTCTCCCGGCTTTTCCGCATCCAGCTCATGAAACGTTTTTCGTACCCTGTAAAACACATCCCGTTCCACTTTGTGCTGCCTGCCTTCTGGCATCCCGAAGAAAACCTTGGGCGAGGCTGCGGTTACCTCTGGTACAAGTACGGAACCAAAGCGAGAAGCGAGACGTTTTAAAAACGCCCAATCGGTCTCTTCATATTGTAAAACAAAAGTATCCAGCTTGGCATAATTAGTTACGGTATCAATGGCGTCTCCATACTCATATTTACGAACCATCATAGTGACCGGATCATCATAGGTACGATGAATATCCTGATAGGAACGTTTTTTCAGCTTGATATCCATTTGATAGGAATGGGAAGCAGCCTTCAGTTCAAAGGTATATACTCCCCGTGTGCAATTCACAGACATTTGCGTAACGATCCCATGGAATAATCTTCTCAGCGATTGTCCCTGATCATCCAACTGACGAATGACAATCGGCTCTTGCTCCATATTTTGTCCGATGCATGCGGCTCCCTGTTCTTCGGAGAGCATACCACGGATATGTAAATAAGCATGATCGTTGATGGCGCGTATTATTTGAAGGTATTCAATGTGTTGTGGTTGAAAGGGTCCATAAAAGCGCAGGCTTTCATAGCCGATCCCATCTGACAATACGCTCAAGTGAGTTCATGTCTCCTTTCTAGATGTAATTGTTTTTCCAAGTAAAGTATGTCATTTTTAATTCGCCTCTGATTATAGAAGACACGGATGAGTACAGCTTTGAGTCGAGATAGATATGTATTACAAGATTTGTTTGGCATAAAAGGACGAGAGGCAATATTTAATGAACAACCCAGCATATGTATTTATCGGTCAAAAGAGAGATTTTGTTTACAGAATGACCCATTGGTTGGGGTATTTACAATGTGTATTTTTGGATTAAAACGGTAAATGAGGGAAATGATAGATAATTTATTCTTTCCATCATCTCGACATATAATGGAAAGGGTGAGGCAGCATACCTATACACTGGTGTTGATAGAGTCGCAGAGGTCGGTTTTGAAAGTGTTGTTTCATAGCAAACTCCGGCAGGGTGGTATCCTGTTTTTTCATACTAAGGTTCAACAATGTTGAGGTTACATTGGATGCCAATCCTTATATTGAACGACCGACCAATACAACTTATGTCCCCATTAGATTTGTAAAGATATAGCCTACAAATACTTTAAACATTAAACAAATAGCGCCCAATAAAGTGTGGGCGCTTTCGCTTACATAAAGTGTGGGCGCTTTCGCTTACATAAAGTCCTTTGTATAGATTTAAAATCGTATATTTTAACGTATTAGCATGCCCTGTTTGGAAAATACTGAGCATTGATGTTCCTATAGTACTAAACATGCCTAGGGCTTTCTAGATACTCTAATTTAATCTTTAGTATTCCCGACAGCTACAATATATTTAAGGGGGTTGGATTGAAAATTGTTCGAAGAACTTGTAGACGAAAGATCTATTTTGTTCCAGGTACGCTTAAAAGTTGCTCCTGCTTGTACTGCAGGTCGCTCTCTATCCTGTTTATCGTATTGGTAGCTTATATCTGTAATGAAAGTGGGGCGAAGGTCTTCGCTACCTAATTTCAAATATTTACCAGATACATTCCGAGCGGTTATAGATAATGTTGCCATTTTTGTACTGCTACCAGCTCCCGGTAATGTTAGCTCATAAGATAGCGGTCGAATTTTATTGGTATCTATGTCTGTGCTTAAGGGGATTGTATTTGGATCATAGCCGCCCTCTAAATAGGAAATGACTTTACTTTTTTTGAATTTACTATCTTTAATTGTTAACAATTGGTCCTTCCAGCTGCCCTTAATGTTTAAGCCGTCAAGTAGCACCTTGGCAGGAATAAAAACTTGTTTTTGTTTAAGAACAGGTACAGTATCAATTTTCGTATTTTTTCCATTATACGTTACATTGTTAGAGTTAATTGTAACTTCTATATTTTTGTGATCCCAAGAAACTGTGGCTATTTTTTTAATCGCATCGTAATTTACTGTCGCCCCAAGCAACTCGCTTACTGCACGTAATGGAATCATAAAACGCTGTTGTTTGTCGATGTATGGCGCGTCAGGTGATGTGTACAAGATGTAATATTGGTTGATTTTAAGAATCACCGGAGCCTTAATGACAGTCGCTTTTGCATCTACGTTGCCCATGTTTAACGAAAACAATAATAAGGTCAGCAAAGAAAGTAAAACAATATTTTTACATAATTTCATATAACATTTCCCTCCATTCATTTGTGCTGCACTAGATGTTTTACGCCAATAATTACAATAAGTTGCGAAAATAGGAAAAAAGAGAACGCATCAAAGGAAACTCTCCTTAATGCGTTCTCTTTTAAGGATTAACTCTTAAATATCTATATTATCGGTTTCTTCACCTGCATTTATATAATTTACTCTTACAACATCAGTTGTAAAGGAACATGTGCCCCTGGCATTGGTATCGGCTGCAGACCAAGTATGGTAATTCATTGAGCTATTTCCAATTAGACTGTTATACCAGTGGGCATTATGAAGATAAGAACCGCTGTGAAAATTCTGCGGCTTTTGGCCAATTGTAGTTAATCGTTTTAATATATTTCTACCTCCAGGAACGAAACCTGGTGCTTGGCGTCCTATAGTCATTGTTGTGTTCTGGTTGGTAGTATAATCAATTCCGCTAACGGTAAGAGCTATATTGTTAGATGAAGGAATTGAAAACTTCATATTTACATTTTGTTTGCTCTTAAACCGCTGTGCGTAACCTAAAGGGGCACTATCTACACTGATCAGCATTCCCCAATTATCATACAATGTACTATGAATGAGTCCAGCATCTACGCCGCCACCATTAGCACCCTGCCCTCCGACATATACATAGCCTGCATCACCATTATAGCTGGAAGATCCTTTATTGTTGTTATCTCGGATCTCTGATCCTCCAGGTAAGTAGACATAATGAGACTGCCATGAATAATTAGCATTAGAAGTTACCCTTCTATAGGGACCTGTACTCCCTGTGCATGAATGTTGGGTAGCCTGTGTACCAACTTCTCCTTCTGATTTTGAAGTGGCCGCACAAGAAGAATCTTTATAAACACTACTACTAACAGAAGTTTTATTGTCATCCTGTTTAGATTGTTCGTTATGAAGAACAATTTGGCTTGGTAAATTATCAACCGGTAAAGCATATCCTTCTTTGCCATCAGGAGTTTCAAATATATTGTCAGAAGTTTTTTTGTATTTAAATACTTTTTCCAGTAACTCAGGTTTGTTCGCATACAGCTTTCCATTAGCATCTTCATAGACTACATTTTCGCGTGCGTTTGGCTCCAAATCTACCATAAAGTTTAGGAGAACATTCCGATCCTTCCCTTGAACAGATGAATCGATAAAAATGTCGGAATGGGATGCATTAGAATTAACCTCTGGTTGGGCAAATACGCTAGAGAAAGAGCTAAAGATTAAAGCAGATGCCAACGATCCTACCATCAAAACTTTATTCATTTTCATGACTTTCCTCCTACGGAACATGAATGTGTTCAATAGCATGACGTGTAGAAAAATGATATAGGCTGATTAAGAGGAATCTAGAAGTTGTTTTCTATGTAACCATGTCCTTTGATCGAACTAAATCAGTTTTCTATCTTCCCTACTGGCCAATAGAGAAATCATGCATAAATGGGATTCGAATCCTATTCAATATATATTGTAGCTATATTTATCTTTTATGTCATTAATTCAACTTTTGCAACTCAAATTCTTAAATAAATCCTTGACATGCTGGGTAAACCAGAGATTATCACTATGGGGAAGAGGGAGCCACTTTAAAATGGGTTGATAATGATACAATTTACAATTAATGGATATTTACTTAATGTGCCTTCTGATGTATATAAATCTCGTGAATTGGATTAACTTTTACTAGGATTAACTACTTTGTAACCCGTTTTTTTGTGTAATGAATTTATATTATGGAGAATCAAACAAGAAACGCACCACAGCTTTGGTGATCAGGTCGGTCAATATGCCAACCTTTTTGATTTTTCAACAAGCTATGACTTAGAGTTAATTTTGAATGAAACCAAACCTCGGAAGAATAGTCCACTACTTAAGATATTGGTATGGGTGACGAGTTCAAGAGCGAGCTTAAACCTGCCATTTATATTCAGTGTGAGGGCGTCCCAGAACAGGTTACCTTTATGAAAATTTAGGTGATAAGAGGGAGTATATCCCTTTCGCTGTCTCGACACATGTGGAGTGCGTGGTAGTAATATATCGAGATGAGAAGCATTGATGAATGAGGATTTAAGAGCAACTTTGTATCCAAATAACGTTTTAGGATTGAGTGCTGTTCATTGTTACTGCATTGCACAATGGCAAATAACTTGGAAGATGTTTGGGAAACAGTAAAGAGGGGTGGCGAGCCCCTCTTATTGGTTTTGATGTTGAGCATTTTTATTCATTTACAGAAAGTGTAGCATTAAATTTCACAATTTTTCATCACAAAAAGGCTTTTGTCTCATTCAATGAGCGTGCTATATTCGATAAAAGCTGAATTGTATTCCTTATCTCATGTTCCGTAGTGTCTGGGTGAATTGCACAGATTCGGAGAACAGTTTTTCCATTAAGTTGTGTCGTAAGCACAGAGGCGTATCCGTTTGTCATCATTTCTTGGGAGATCCTTTTATTGAGTGAATCTAATTCTTGCTCAGATAATCCAGTTGGCGCATATCGAAAATTAACAATCGCTAACTGTGCGGGGGATACAATTTCCCAATGATTATGTTTTTTGATTTCATCTTCAGCCCATTCTGCGAGCTGAACTCCATGCTCTATGGCTTCACCGACAGCATTAGTTCCTAAAGCTTGTAGTGTCACCCATAGTTTCAAACTTCGAGCAGGCCGCGTTAATTCAGGGCCCAGATCCCAATAATTAATATGTTCTTCATTAGTCTCGGCATCTTTCAAATATTCTGGATGAGTGCTGAAGCAGTTTCTAAGCTGTTGATTTTCTTTGGCTAAAACTACGCTACAGGAATATGTCTGCATTAACCATTTATGTGCATCCCAGGTAATGCTATCTGAACGCGATATCCCGCTCAAAAGGGGCTTATATTTCGAAGAAGCCAAAATCGATGCACCGTAAGCTCCATCCACGTGTAACCAAATGTTATGTTTTTCACATAGGTCAGCAATTTCGTTTAACGGGTCAATGCTTCCCGTATTGGTTGTGCCTGCCGTGGCAATGATCGCAAAAGGCTTCATGCCAGCCGCCTGATCATCTATTACTTTTTTTTCTAAGGCTGAAACATCCATACGAAAATTGCTATCACTTGGAATCTTTCTGATTTGATCGCCACGGAATCCGAGAATGCGTAATCCTTTGGCGACCGATGAATGAGTTTGATCTGAAACATAAGCAGTTCCAATGGCATATTCCTGCTCGGATAACCTTGCATTGCGTGCAGCCGCTAAAGCGGTCAAATTCGACAGCGATCCGCCCGACAGAAATAAGCCTCCAGCAGTATCGGGATATCCTGCTTGGTCACACATCCACCGGATCACTTCCCCCTCTAAAAGGCTTGCGCTCGAACTCAGCATCCAGCTTCCGGCGTGGGTATTATAAGCGCTGGTCATGATATCTCCTAACCAAGAGTAAAGAGACATTGGACTAGGAACCAATGCGAAAAAGCGAGGGTGTTGCATGAAGGTTTGGTGAGGATAGACGTTTTTCCTCATTTCATCGACGACCTCTTGTATCGGTCTTCCTTTTTTCGGAAAACCAATTTCCCTTAAATGAGCTATTGTATCCCCATCTGCAGTGTTAATTACTTTTCGGGATCGAATATTGTTATTTTCTGCAATATATGAATGTATGAACTGTTCAATAATCTCACCTAATTGCTGATTTGGTTCTTGATTCATTATAAGCATCTCCTTTGCTTAACTTCAATCAAGTATAATATAACATCTGTTGTCATTTTGTGATATTCACCGATTTCATCATTACGTTTATTTTTAGGCTCTTCGCTATTACGCAAAGTAATTTGGGGGAACCTTTGTTATCTGAAAAATATTGACGGATTGTCAAGCCAAGTGCGACAGCTCCTCTGAAAAGGATTCGTGAGCGGTTTTCCACCCCAAACATTTTCGGGGTCTATGATTAATCAGGTGGAGAGCTTTCTCCAAGGCTTCATCTGTAATTTGGGCGAAATCCGTACCTTTGGGGAAGAACTCTCGCAGCAAGCCATTCGCGTTTTCATTGGAGCCCCGTTGCCAGGAGGAATACGGATCCGCGAAATAGATTTGTACATCATGAGTGGCTTCCAAGCTCGCATAGCAGGCAAACTCTTTACCACGGTCAGCGGTTGCCGTTTGGAAGGCAGCAGCAGGGTACTGAGAAGCAGCTACACCAAACGTAATCTCCATGGACAACGCCGTGCGATCCGGCATCTGAATGGCGGTGTACAGACGGGTTTTGCGTTCCACAAATGTGGCCACGCAGCCCTTACTTTTTCCACGGCCTGAGACGACGGTATCCAGTTCCCAATGACCGAACGTTTCCCGAGACCGCACCTCTTTTGGACGCTGGGAGATCGGCTTGCCTACAGCAAACTTGCCGCGAGTCTCCGCAGGCTTCTGGCGCTTACCTTTGTGCCGCAGGACGGTAAGTAGACCTTTCACCAAAAGGCCTGTATACAGCCAGCGATAGATCGTTTTAAAGCATACGATAGCTTGTCCCTCCTGACGCAACCGCTCTACGATCTGCTCGGGAGACCATGTCGCCTGAAGCTTCTCTTCGATGACCTTGGCCAACTCCGGTGTTCACTTTCCTACGGGAATCGAGGCCTTACGACGCTGGGCATAGCTCTCCTGAGATCGTTCAGCATGATAAGGCTCTTGCACTGCGTTTCGATGGAGTTCCCGGCTAATGGTGGCGTGGTGTCTACCCAGTTCCTTGGCAATCGCTCTGGCACTTTTCCCCTGCTGATGCAGGATTTCTAGTTTGCTGCGTTCAATTATGCTAAGATGAGTGTAGCTCATGGTGGATTCTCCTTGTGTAAATGGGGTGTGAGAACTTTCATTCTACACGAATCCGGCCATGGGCCCTTTGTTTATTTATTTCCAGCAGGTGTCGCACTTCATATTACAATCCGTCACATAAAAATAAAATCACGTTGATTGAGAAACTATTTGAGCAAGAAGAATTATGTAGCTATTTAGACACGATAGTCAGTAAAAGAATATACAAAGAGGGTCAAAAACAAGTCATTGAGAAATTTGATATCAAGGATTATCGAGGCAGATTACAAAAGGATATTAGCCAATTACAATCCTACCTCCAATCGAATCAATTAAAATATGCGATTGGTAGTTTTCCAGATAACCGAAAAAAGTTAGAAGATGGAAGCAACAATCCCCATAAAGGGAGGCGATATTGGTTGGTTAGCAAATTTAACGGATAGTCGGTTGTAAGAAAAAATCATATTTTTCTCATTTTCGATATTGCCAAAAAGGTAATACATATAAGGATTTTTTTAATCTTGGACAGCAAATTGTGGAGTAATGCTATATATATACATGTATCCATGATTTGCTGTCCAGATGATAGAAAAGGTAATGAAAACAACTGTTTTATGAAATGTAAAAAAGCAAAAAATGAGACAAACCATAATGAGCCGCAAAAGGGTGAATTGCCGAAGGCAAGAGGGGAAACGGCGGCAGGTCGATGAATACCGTTTACGAAGCGTAGCGAAGTGGTTTTTATCGAGATGGTGAGAGAGTTTCCCCTTATGTGGGTACAAACGTTAAGATCAAAAGAAACCGTCAACAAAAATTTGTAAACAAATTATTTCTTTCCGTAGCCATCCAACAATAGTTGGCTGTCTTCATTTTATTTTTTGAACATGATAGATTGACGTGACCCTACTTTTCTATATATAGGGGAAACTGGGGTCAGTCCATGGAATGTAGCTTAAACTTTGACATTTACCTCATACCCAAGACACGTATTCATTTGTAGTCAGGCTGCTTATTTAAAATTTTTGATTTACAGGTTGAAATTAATCTTGCTGAATTGGACTATTATTTGCAAAATTTTAAACTACACGAATTGAGGACTTGAACCTACAAAGAGTAAAATGTGTCATGTGACACAATGAGCAGGTTTACAATTACAAATTCGATAACACGGGAACTCTGGCTACTGGCTAGGGTTCCTTTTTCATTTAGAGAGGAGAAATATGAATGCTATTAATGTTACAAGCAATAATCATAGAAATATTACGATTTGTTACTGCAATTGGTGTGTTTTATACCTGGATTTGGGTCGCAGTCTTTTTAAAAGCGAGTTTAGAAAGGGGGACCAAGTGGATTGGAAATCAAATTCGTAAACGTAGAAACGTTAATTCCGTACATAAAAAACGCCATAAACAATAATGCAGTTCATGTGGCTAGGAATATTGAGAGTTATGGATTTACAGAAAAGGAGTAAATGTTATAAATGAAATGGATGAAATTGAAGATCGATCAACTGGTACATGCGGAATATAATCCAAGGAAGGATTTAAAAGCGGGTGATCCAGAGTTTGAAAAGATTGGGAATAGTATAATGAAATTCGGTTATTGTGAACCGATTATATGTAATAGCGATTATACCATCGTGGGAGGCCACCAACGTGCCAAAGTGTTGAAGGCACTCGGATACGATGAAGTCGATTGTGTCATAGTCGATGTGAATAAATCAAAAGAGAAAGCCCTGAACATAGCACTCAACAAAATTACGGGAGAGTGGGACTTTGAGGCATTAGCTGGATTATTAGAAGAGTTAAAAGAAGCGGAATATAATATTGAGCTAACGGGCTTTGATTGGTCTGAAGCGGAGAAGTTACTGGATACATTACATGGAGAATCCGTGGATGAGGAAGATGACTTTGATGTGGAAGAAGTATTGCCTGAACATCCGATCACTCGTAAAGGTGACATCTGGCTACTTGGGAAGCATAGGCTCATGTGCGGAGACTCGACTAATCAGCAGGATATTACAACATTGATGGATGGGAAGAAGGCACAGTTCATTGTAACCGATCCGCCCTACAATGTGGACTATACAGGAAAGACCAAGGATGCGCTGAAAATTTAAAACGATAAGATGGATAATCACCAGTTTTATAATTTCCTATTGGCTGCCTATACTCAAATGTTTGAAGTAGCTGATGACGGAACAAGTATTTATGTGTTCCATGCGGATAGTGAAGGATTGAATTTTAGGAAGGGATTTATCGAGGCTGGATTCAAACTGTCACAATGCTGTATATGGGCTAAGCAAGCAATGGTAATGGGTAGGCAAGATTATCACTGGATGTATGAACCTGTATTGTACGGATGGAAACCAACAGGTGGACACTACTGGAACAGTGATCGTAAGCAAACAACCTTATGGCAATTTGATCGCCCATTCCGTAATGAATATCATCCGACGATGAAGCCAATTCCCTTAATTAGCTACCCGATTAAAAATTCCAGCAAGCTTGGTGATATCGTATTTGATCCATTTGGTGGTTCAGGTTCAACATTGATTGCTTGTGAGGAAACGGATCGGATTTGCTATACCAGTGAGCTTGATCCTAAGTATGTAGATGTGATTATGAAGCGATATATTGCCCATGTTGGCGATAATAGCGGCGTTTATCTGATTCGAGATGGTAAACAGTATGACTATCATGAAATTGTTGCTGAGTCAGAATTAGAGTGCGTGTAGTTAACCTTTTCTTGATAAAAGTGTAGTTATAAATACCAAAATAGAAAACAAGGAGACACTGAAGCTAATTATTGCGTAAGTTTTTCGATTTGCCTTAAGTTCTGAGAAGCCAGAAAATAAAAACATGAGACCGAGGAAAAATTGTGAGAATTTGAATAGAATATGATCGCCGGGATAAGCAAGTGACAAAAGAGACGTGATTATAACAACAGCGGCACATACAAATTTAAGAACTTGATAGATATTCAGTTTTTTAAGCATAGGTAAATTCCCCCACTTCACATACCGTATTATTCGGTGTAACCCCTTTATACAATATTATACAACTATTTGATTCGGAATGGTAAGTAGTACGGTTATGATGAAGTAGTTGCTGAGTCGGCAAGGTCAGAGATATCATGTGCTGACTAAACCGAAAGGGTGATTCAATTGGGTAAGGCAAAAGTGAATATAGTGATTCGATTCCTAAAGGGTATGCAAGCCGAAAAGGTAAATGTGCTTGGGGCTGAGGAAGCTATGGAGGACAATGAGTTGATTCAGAAGGTAATTGAGGATATCGAGTTGTTTTACGAGGCTGAGTTGCTGGGTCAGGAATAGGGGCTGAGAGGTCAGCCCTTTTTATTACGCAGTGAGGGAAAATATATAAATTTACTTGCTCAACGTAGCTGCATATCCTTACTCAACTACCCTGAAAATCATACTCAAAAATGACAATACGAAACTAATCACGGCTGACGTGTTTTTTTAAAGCTGTGCCTTCATTCTTTATGGGGTTTGTGATGATTTTACGGTAGATATGAGAAAGGAGTTATACCGATTGAAACAATAAAGCAAGAAGAGCAGCGACAGGCTGCGCTGCTGAAGCAGTATATGGAGAAGCATTTTAAACCACCGAAAATGAAACAACTAATTGAAACGTTCTCTTTTTCTGAACTCCGCAAGCTTATTGGTGAGATGGACATCGAGTTTTTCGCTTTAGCCTATTTTCCTAAATACTTTGATCGAGCATTTGGCAAGTTTCACAAAGAGCTATTCACGGAATTAAGACATATGCTTTCCCATACTGGATTGATTACGGCTTTCGGCCTCCCTAGGGAGCATGGAAAGTCCACGATCAGTTCCTTTTTATTTCCGTTGTATGCCACACTTTATGATAAATCACAGTTTACATTAATCATATCAGCCACAGAGCAGATTGCATTGCCCTTCCTCGGTATGATCAAAGATGAGCTGGAAACCAATCAGATGCTGATTGAGGATTTTGGGATTCATAAGGGGAGCCGCTGGAACAACAATGAGATTTGGCTCAAGAGTAAAGGTGGACTGGACTCATGTATTATGATTCGCGGGATAGACGGTAGTTTAAGAGGTATTCACTATAAGCATCATCGTCCTACCTTAGTTCTAATGGATGATTTGCTCAAGGAAGACACTGCACGATCCGAAGCCAAACGAGAACAGATTAAAAATACGTTTACGGATGTTATTCTCCCTATTGGCACAAGGGATGCCAATATTCTGATCTGTGGAACCATTTTAAACGAAGAGGACATTATGGCTGATCTGCTCAATGGGAAGATACCAGGTGTGAGAAGTGTTCGTAAAGCAGCCGTGCTTCAATTTTCAGAGCGTGATGATCTATGGTCAGAGTGGGAACGAATGTATAATAATCTCCAAGACGAGGATAGAATGAATACGCCTTGTCTTTTTTTATGGCTCACGAGGAGGAAATGCTAAAGGGGACGGAAATCCTGGAACGAGTATTTGGACTATTATTATTTGATGTGCAAGAAGCTCATGTATTGGGATAGGTTGCCTGAATTTGAGGGAATGGAACTTGCCATGTACATTGATCCAGCCATTAAAGCAGGGAAGAAAAATGACTATTCTGCTATTTCGATTATTGGACAGCATCGCAAAACAAAGCAGAAGTATGTGATCGACGGCAATATCTATAAACTGCTGCCGGATGATTTGTTTCAAGTAGCTATTGAAAAGTTGAAGCTTTATCCTGTAGATAAGCTTGGTTTTGAGGTGAATCAGGCACAAAGCTATATGAAGCAAAAGTTTGAAGAAGAGCTATGAAAAGCGAAGATACATACGCCCGTAGAAAGTGTGCATTCCAAGGGGCAGAAGCATGAACGCATTATTAGCTTGGAGCCAGAAATCAAGAAAGGTCATATTCTGTTCAATTCAGATAACCTCAGATATAACCATCAGGTGAAGGATTATAACCGAAACTGTACATATGATGACGCGCCAGATAGTTTATATGGAGCTGTCCAATTGATTCAGTCTGTGAAAAGTCTGAAATTTTATGATCGCAGTTTGTTGTTTTGAGGGTTCTGTTAAAACTCAATCTTTATTTTATCCAATCCGTTAAGCAAGTGGACAGATTAGTGCAATCGTAGAGCCTGCCATAATGTACAAAGACGTCTAACATTTATTTCGGGTGTTCGTGATGAAAATAGGAGGCGTTCAAGAATGAAAGAAAAAAATGTCAGGGGAATTAAGGTAACTGATTATCATGATATTTATTTGTTAAACCAAGACTTTAACCCAGATCTATATATATTTTCTGAAGAAAAAGTAAAAGAGAAGATTGAAATCATAACAAAGAAAACAAAAGATATGATCTTTGTTTGTGAAGGAAACAACGAGGTAATAGGATATATTCATGGGAGCCCGTATGAATTGCTTTTTTCTGACTCTTTAGTAAATGTACTGGGATTTGTTGTAAAAGAAAAGTATAGAAATCAAGGTGTAGGTAGCATGTTGATTGAGCGTCTTGAACATTGGGGAAAGAGCCATGGATTTTCTGGGATTAAACTGTTATCCCACCCAAGTCGAATACATGCTCACAGTTTCTACGAACAACGTGGCTATATATTTACAAAGGACCAAAAAAATTTTATAAAAAAGTTCAAATAGTGCATATGTGGAACAAGAGCTCAATGAGCAACCAGAGCAAGGCCGCTGGCACAAACCAGCAGCCTCGTTACTGAGGGAACGGGCAGCATAGTAGAGTAAATTAGCGGGTTCAAAATGCTAACTCCTCAGCTAGGTTCCCCGAACCCATAATTTACAGATGAGACCCGCCACTTGCATCAATCAATTGACCGGTTACCCAACGGCTGTCCGATGAGGCAAGAAAGGCAGCAATATCTGCAACATCTTCAGGTTGCCCCCACCTTTTGAAGGTTGAAAGACCAGAGGCAAATTTCTGTCCATCGGGATTTTTTAACGTCTCGTCATTCATCTCTGTATTAATAATGCCAGGCTGGATGGCGTTTACCGTAATATTACGGCTCCCAAGTTGCTGAGCCAAGACGTACGTAAGTGTGTCGACTGCCCCCTTCGACATGCTGTAGGCAAAAACACTAGGGGAGGCCACTCGTGTAACAAACGATGAGATATTGATAATGCGGCCTCCATCTTTCAGACGCGGTAAAGCTTGCTGGGTAACAAAAAGCGGTGCTTTGACATTAATGTTCATGACTTCGTCAAAAGATTCTTCCGTCGTCTCTTCTATGGTTACAATTTGACCGATTCCAGCGTTATTGACGAGAATATCAAACCGATTATCGCCTGTACGTTCCCGAAGGGCTTCATCCAATGTCGCATATAAATCATGAATGCCGTTAAGGATACTTAAGTCAGCACCGATCGTGAATGCAGTAGCTCCACTTTGCTCAATCTTATGAACCAATTCCACTGCTTCATTTTTTCTTTTTCCATAGTGTACAGCGACGACTGCGCCCTCCTGTGCCAGACGCAGCGCAATGCTGCGACCAATCCCTCGGCTTGCACCAGTTACTAAAGCGATTTTACCTTTTAACTTACTCATGCTTTCATCTCCTTGTTTGGAATTCATGTTTAGTTATATCACGAGGTGATGTTTGAAATGTTGCTCTTTCATTCGGAATTCATGTTTGTCGTCAATGGGTCTACGGAAAACTAAGCTAACGAAGAACGATAGTGCAATAAGGAACTACCTTATTAAAGGTGGTTCTTTTATTTTTATGTAAGCAAAAATTAACAAGCAAAAATGACATTTCTATGTTGAAAGGAAGCAAAGGTATGAAAATAAATGTAGAACTAATTCTTGAGTGTCTAAATGAACTCCACTCGACTGCATTAACCAAACAGAAATATGCAGATTACTACAATGGTCAGCATGCTATTCTCAAAAACTATGCCATGCAAGAAAGCCGAAGCAACCAAAAGCTCATTTTCAATTTCCCACGTAAGTTCGTAGATAATGAAGTGGGCTATCTGCTTGGAAAGCCAGTAAACTATGTGTCCAAGTCGGATCAGGATGAAGCCATACATAATATAGATGTACATATGAGTCATTGGGACAAAGAGCATAATCTACAGCTTCGGAAACAATCCGAAATCTTTGGCGAGAGCTTTGAATTGAACTATATCGATTCGGATGGTCAGTTCTCAGCCACAGTATTATCTCCTTTGAAGGCGTTTGTGTTGGAGGACGGAACAGCAGAAAGAAACGTATTACTTGGCCTACATAAATTTACGAAGCGGTTTGATAAGCAAGTCTATCTGGACGTGTATACCGACCATGAAATCCTACACTATACAATCGACAGTGATGATAAAGGCAATCCAATAAAGCAAAACCAAGCACCCGAACTGAAATATATCGGCAAACATAATCACATCTTTGGAAGAGTCCCGCTTATCTCCTGTCCAGCCAATACGGAGAGAAAAAGTGGCTTCCATGATGTGATTTCTTTATTTGATGCCTATAACGCATTGAATTCAGACTTGGTCATGAAATTGCAGATCATCGCAACGCCTATCTCGTGATTGAGAATGCTAAGCTGGAAGCCGAGGACTTAGTAAATATGAAGAAGATGGGCATTATTCAGGTTCCCGCTGGGGGAAAGGTAAGTTGGCTTACAAAGGAGATTAATGACTCTTTTGTGAAAAACGAGTTGGATAACATTGAACGAAAAATCTTCGACATGATGGATCAGGTTAACTTTAATGAAAACTGGGCCAGTAATACCTCCTCCTTGGCTCTGTGAAATAAGTTGCTGAATTTGGAGAATCGAGTAGCGATGCGTGAAGCGTTAATGGAAAAGGCAATCAAGCAACGTCTGCATATTAAAGAAGGTGTGCAATATGATTACCGGGATATTGCGGTGAAGTTTATTCGTAATTTGCCGACAGACTTGGTGGGGATGGCTGATGTGATCGTTAAATTGCAGCAAGTGGTCTCACAGGAAACATTGCTAACACTGTTACCGTTTGTAGAGAATCCCAAGCTGGAATTCAATAAATTTCATGCAGAACAACAACGATAAGTAGGTACGGATAAGGAGGTATCAAATGCATAATAAAAATAGGATCAAGCGGCTCGTGAAGAATAGCTGTGCTTGTTATCTCGGAGCGAAGCATGGTATCCCAAACTATTGCTGTTTACAGGATGGCCCATGTGTATTCTTTAGTCAAGATGATGCTCTACCTCGTTGTACCTATTTTGAACATGGAGTGCTGCCAATAGACGAGAAGCTGGGGCGAGAATATAAGTCTAATCGGAATGTAGAGGTTGGGTTTAATACAGCAAAACCGAGGGTGAACTGTCAGAAATGTGGGGCTACATTTTCAGCTAATTCGAACCGGCAGAAATATTGTGAGAAATGCAGAGATAAGAATGCGAACGAAAAGTCGAAGTTACGGATGCGCCAGATGAGAAAAAGCAGGCTCGATGTTACGCTTTAGGCTATCAAAAAGCTATATAAACTAAGGGTGAAAAACAACCGTAAATGGTAAGGAGTATGTTTGTACCTATTTCTCATTTTTGCGATTTCTAATGCGTAACATCATTGTAGCAGATATGACGTAAACAAATTCAACATACATATCGTGTTCTGAAGCTCGAATCCCAACAGGCTCAGTGTTACGTTTTAGGCTATCCAAAATCCGCATAAACAAAGGGTGAAAAAAAACAGGCAAAAGTGAGGAGTTGGTATGTTTGTACCTTTTCCTCGTTTTGTGATTTCTAAAGCGTTACATCACCGTCCTGAGTAAGACGCAAAACTGCTCAATTCAATACATACATAAGCGTGTTCGGTTCTGAGGAGTCGGATGGGCAATAAAGGAGATTAGCGAAAATGAATTTAGAACAAGTGAAGCAGTTGATTGAAGAAAACCAAACAAACGAGGAATGGCAATCGTATTTTCAGGGTTTGAATCCGTATAGCGCAAAAGGGATAGAGCAATTTATTCAATCCAACAAGGAAGCAAAAAGTTGCTTCGATAGCACAGTGGACAAACGTTCTGCTAAATCGCTGGAAACATGGAAAGCCAATCATCTGGAAAGTGCGTTGGATGCTGAGATCAAGAAGCGATTCCCGGCTAAGGATGAGAAAGAAATAGAAGTTGAGAAACTACGAGCCGAAGTCGAAAATATGAAGCTGGAGAAACAGCGTGAACGGTTAACCAGTCAAGCAATTAAAATAGCCAGTGAAAAGAAACTTACACTTCCGTTAGTGGATTTTTTTATTGGTGCGGATGAAGAAGCGACGACAGCGAATTTGGCTATATTGGAACAATCGTTGCAATTGGCCATACAACAACAAGTCGAACAACGGCTCAAAGGGGATGGATATACACCTTCGGCTGGTTCAACAGGTAACACATTTACATTGGATTCAATTAAAGGCATGTCGCCAAACGAGATCAATCAGCATTGGGATCAAGTCAAACAAGCATTACAAAACAAATAATAATAAACGAAAAGGACAAGGTGAAAAGATATGACAGTGCAAAATTTTATTCCTACCATTTGGAGCGCACGTTTAAATGAAAGCCTGAAAAAGAACTTGGTGTACGGGAATGTGGTCAACACCGACTATGAAGGGGAAATTCAAGGTCAAGGCTCCACGGTAAAAATCAATTCGATTGGGGCAGTAACGATTGGCAATTATGATAAAGTTGCAGGGATCGGAAATCCGCAGGAACTAGATGCTACGCAAAAAACGTTGGTGATCGATCAGGCGAAGTATTTCAATTTTCAAGTCGATGATGTCGACGCTGCTCAAGCGAATGTGAATCTGCTGGATAGTGGGATCGTGGAAGCCTCTTATGGACTGGCCAATGTGGTGGATCAGTATCTTGCTGGATTCTACACAGAGGTTAAAGCTGAGAATACAATCGGCAATGATACAACGCCTATAACCCCGACGAAAGATACAGCCTATGATTTATTGATTGATTTAGGTGTACTATTGGATGAGAACAATGTACCGGAAAGCGAGCGTTTTGTTGTGGTTCCTGCATGGTACTATGGCTTGCTACTGAAAGATGCACGTTTTACCAAAGACCCGAATATTATCCGCACAGGCTATGTGGGTGATATTGATGGCATGACCGTTTATAAATCCAACAATGTGCCAAATACCGCAGGAGCCAAGTATAAAATCATCGCAGGTCATAAGAGTGCGATTTCGTTTGCTGGACAAGTGGATTCAGTAGAGGCGTTCAGACCAGAGAAGCAATTTTCAGATGCGGTGAAAGGGTTGCAAGTATTCGGTGCTAAATGTATCAAGACGGAAGCTCTCGCTGTACTCACGGCCAATAAGTCTTAATTGAAAATGGGATCATATGAAAACACATTATAATAGAAGAAACACGTTTGGGGTATCCGTTTTGGATGCCCTTATTTTTAATTTTGGAGGGTAATAAGATGTGGTTTTTGAATCAAGAGACAGGATGTATATGGGAAGTCACGGATCAAAAGTTGCTTCTGCGTTTACAGGTTAATGATCATTATGAGCAAGTGGATGAGCCTAAACCAGATGAGACTAAGCAAGAAGCAGCCCAAACGAAAGCACAAACTGTAAGAAATATGAAACGCGCCGAGAAGGCACAGGTAAAGGAGGAACAGGAGCTAGCACATGAGTGAGCTAATGGTTTTGATGAAACGATTATTAAACATGGAGCCAACAGATACATCTAAAGACGATATCCTGATCCACTATTTGAATAAAGCGAGGAGTAACATTTATGGATACTGCAATGTGGTAACACTGCCAATGGAATACGATCATGTTATGGTCGATTATGCCGTGTATCTCTATAAAAATCGGGATTCGGTTGGCTTAACAAATAAGCAGGAAGGTGAACGATCAGCTACATACGAAACAGGGATTCCGATAAATATTCGACTGGCTCTTCCTTTACCTAAAATCAAGGTCGGGACAGATTAATGTTCTATGATACGAAGCTGGAAATTTTAGATGCTACTCATTTCAACCCTGTTCTATCAGTGATGGCAGATGTACAACCTTATCGCAAAAGCCTTTCATTTGAAGATGGTTACATACTAGAGACGACATCTCGAGCTTTCTGTCCACTGGAATCCTTATGGAAGCCAAATGGCTATATCCGAATTGGCAAGGATGTCTTTATTATTCTGGATATGAAGGAATGGAGTGATTACGTGGAGTTATACCTGTATCGCTGTAAGCCAGATTTTGCATTGGAGGAAGAGGAGTGACACGGAACCTAGAGCTGATGATAGATTTCTTCCTGCGAGAGAAGGGAGAGCTTGTACATATGAATGGTATGCGACAGCTTGCTCTAATTCAGGATGCGACAAATACCATTCAAATGACCGATGAAAAAATTATTCGAGCAGCAACACCCTTACATACTGGAGATATCGTAGACTATCACTATGAACGTTATTTGATTATCAGTCAGGTGGATCAAAATGAACAGTCTTGTCGAGGCAGGATGCGAAAATGTAATCAGCGACTAGCTTTAAACTGGAATGGACAGGTGAAATGGTTTGATGCTGTGGTGGAAGCCAGAACGTTTTCAACGGAAACAGGTAGGTTATCTCTATGCCAGAGGGAAATATTATAGTTAGGCTACAAGACAATGCAGACACGCGAAACATCGCATTGAACCAACGATTCTACATCACCCATCAGCCGTTTAAAATAGTTGGAATGGATCGCATCCTAAATGGCATCATCCAGTTAAGCTGCACATTGGATAGCATAAATACAGCTTATGATGACGTGGAAAATAACATTGCAGACAGATGGAAGTACGAGATTGCTCATACATATGCATTACATATTCATCAGGGAACGATGACCCATGTACCTCTAAACGAAACAATACAGTTGAATGTGACTGCTACGGATAATGGAAATGAGATAGCGAATCCGCCAATTACCTATACATCCAGTGATCCGAGTGTAATTAGCGTAGATCAGCACGGACAGGTTATGGCCATTGCTTTGGGACAAGCAAGTATTACTGCAAAACTAACGTATCATCCGACAGTGTTAAGCACCATTGAAATGAGAGTTGTCGAAACAGGAACACATTTCTATACGATAACCATTACCGGCAATTCATTTCTAAAAACAGGCCAAAGCGTCTCATACGTTAGTCATATTTATGATCATGGAATAGAAATGTTTGACCAGTCTGTAGAGTGGAGTCTACAAAATCAGGATCATTCAATTCCGATCATGGGAAGCATAATAGCCAGCACAGGAAATAGCTTGACGGTGAAAGCTGGAAGCAGTAGTAGCGCGAACAATAAAGCCCTTGTACTGACTGCCACCTTAGTAAGCGATCCTAGCATTACCGCAGAAAAGAACATTAGCCTTAAGAATTTATTCTAAGCTTTATTATCTATCGGCTTGCCCTAGAGGTGAGCCATTTTTATTTCAAAGGAGCACATACATATGCAACAAAAATCTATTGATTACTTGCTCAGTCTGAGTCTATTGAAGCAATTAAGATCACAACAGTTGATAACAGAAGAAGAATTTATTGCGATTGATCAGCTTAATAAAAAATCTTTCAAGTAGCTATAACATGGGCAGAAATGGACTTGATGATGTAGCGCACGCATTATAACATGTGACCGTATAAAGAAGATATCGAAGGGAGAAATACCTATGGCCCAAGCCGCAACCGCAAAAAAAGTCGTCGTCGTTCCCATTAAAACGATGGACACCGTAGAAGGAATTCAACCGATTCAAAAGAAGAAAGTCGCTGCCTATTGCCGAGTCAGTACGGATTCCGAGGAGCAAAAGGAAAGCTACACCAATCAGGTCAATCATTGTACCCAATACATTCAAAACAACTTGGAATGGGAAATGGCGGATATTTACGCAGATGAAGGGATCACCGGAACCAGCACCAAAAATAGAACGCACTTTAATCGGATGATACAGGATGCCCGAAACGGTAAACTGGATCTTATTCTGGTCAAGTCGATTTCGAGATTTGCTAGGAATACACTGGATTTATTGAAATATGTACGGGAACTTAAAAGTCTCGGAGTGGCTGTATTCTTTGAACGAGAGAACATTAATACACTCGATACAACAGGCAAAGTATTACTGACTATTCTAAGTTCCCTTGCCCAAGATGAGAGTCGGAATATCTCTGAAAACAGCCGATGGGGAATACTGCGTGGCTTCCAGAACGGAAAAGTCTTCTGCAATACGACTCGCTTCCTTGGCTATGATAAAGATGAACATGGTGAATTGGTCATTAATGAGAAGGAAGCAGAGATTGTACGGCGTATATACGAGGAGTATCTGGATGGCAAAAGCTATCAAGCGATAGCCAGAGGATTGATGCGAGATAAGATTAAAACAGTTACGGGTGGCGATACGTGGTGGGATTCCTCCATTTACTTAATTCTGACCAATGAGAAATATTACGGAGCTTTGCTTCAGCAAAAGACGGTGACTGTAGATTTTCTGACTCACAAACGAATTAGGAATAGAGGACAGGAGCAGCAATATTTAATTGAAGATAACCATGAACCGATTGTATCCAAAGAAATATTTGAGGCGGTGCAAAAAGAGAAGGTAAGACGTGCCAAGCTGAAAGGAAATGTCATGGGGGAGAGTAAAAGATACTCTAGTAAATATGCACTAAGCAGTAAAGTATATTGCGGATGCTGTGGAGCTATTTTCAAACGCCGAACCTGGAACAGCAATAATCCATCCAAAAAAGTGGTATGGCAATGCAAAACATATGTCAATGAAGGTAGGGCAGCATGTGATGCCAAATCGGTTGATGAACAAGTTTTACATTCCGCGTTTGTACGATTGTTCAATCGGATGTATAAGAATAAGAAAGGATTCATTAAAACGCTGAAAGGCAATATTGAATCGATACTTTCCAGCAAAGTAGGGCGAGAACCACTATTGGAAATTGAAGGACAGATGCAACAATTGAAATCCGACTTGAAGGAATTAGTGAACCTCAAGCTGAGGAATCAGATTGATGAGGCCGTATATGAAGAAGAAACAAACAGGCTTTCCAGTGAACTCAACGAGCTACGACAACAGAAGCTGACACTCGAGGAAGAGAATGAGCAGCAAGCAAAAATCAAGGAGCGTGTTGATGAAATTATCCAAGTTTTAGACACACGGCAAAATATATTGGAACAATTTGTAACTGTGGGTTGTATGACGGGAAGGATTAATCGAATCCCGTCTTTAACTCCTTCCATATACATGGATTGTTTGTCCTGACTCAGCTGATACCCTATTGCTTCTTCCCATTCGGATAGCAGACGATGGATATCCTCAGTTTGATTAATTTTGAATTGATCCATTTTGGTGAATAGATTGTTGTCCTCTGATGAACATGATGCTTGTTAACTGGTAAGTTCTAACTGATAAAACCGTTGGCGTAACCCTTCCTGAAACCAATCTGGCCAATTTGACATAGCACATTTTCCCTCCCGTGGTTGAAGTGTGTGTATGTTAACTCTGATGGGGAGGGATGGCAAGTCATTGTTTTTGTGTGGAAGATAGATGTGTTTCATATTTACGACAGAACTTATAAGCTAAAGATGCAACACTCATTTGAGTGAGAATATTTCCTCTATTTACCTACACAAAACTAAATCCGATACAAAACGAAACGCCTTTCACAGCGGTTTCTTGGGCGTTAATTTTTTTTATTTTGGTAAAGTGTAAATAACATCAAATGGATTTTTATCTTCAAAAAATTCGGTGTAAAGCTTTGCAGTTTCGTTTGAATTTAAGTTCGTATTATATCGTAATAGGTCCCCTAATTTCACCAATACATCAGCTTCCCTTGAAGTCACTATTTTCTTTTGTACTATATTTTCTGTGTTTTTTGGAGTTACCCACGCCCAATCATTCACAGCCGCTTCAGTAAATGGATATCCAAAAGATAACGAACTAATATGAGCATATTCTGAACACAAAGGATGAACAATTAATAAAAAGGCTGCAATTATTCCTGAACGATATCTTATTCTTTGTGCTATTTGAACCTCTTGAGCAAATGATTCTAGGTAATGAGGGATTTCCCCCCAGTTAGAACGTCCCATTGAAACTAGTATTTCAACGGCAAATTTAGTATTTAATTTATTGGCCAATTGTAAGAATATCTGATTGTTTGTAGAGCCGGAGGCGATAAATCCACCTAGACATCTTGCTGCTTCCTGAACGTTAGTGGCACCTTCTGATATAAGCTTCACATATTCGTCCAGTATCGTATCGTAACTAACAAATTCTGGAGATTCCACAATTGTTTCGATTAAAAGCGCCTTTGTACTCTGTTCTTTAACCAGAGGAAACATACTAACAAGTTGAGCAAAGTAGTCACCTTCTAATTCTTCTAAATTGCAATCATTCTTTAATAACTTCAGAGCAGCTACTATAACACTATCATCTTCATCTAAAGTAGCGTTTGTTATAAGCTGTATAATTTTTCCGACCAT